AGTGGTAAACTTTCCACCTTTTGAGGGGGCTTTCCATACTAATTGTTTCTCTGTATCGCTGAGAGACATCCATTCTTCGTTAGCCGTGGAATAGTCTCCAATCGCAATGCCATCCTTAATTGCTCTAATCACAGGCATAAGGTCAACAATCATATCCTCATACTCATCCTGCTTAGACTTCTCTGTCCGTAACATTGCAGACTCTGCATCATCATCAGCCGTAGGTATACCAGCAATAGATTGCAAAGCATAACGTCTAGCATAGGTGATCCCCGATCCCGCAGCTTGAGGATCGCGCTTAACTATAGGCAGGGTATAACTATTCTCCATCCACTCACCTGATGTATGCATTAGCCTAGTAACGACACCAACGCCAAACTCATCAGATATAGGGAATTGAGTATAGCTAAGACCATTCTTAGCAAACGACTCTTTGATAGCCTTAATAACGGATGTTAAGTCCGCGTAGCTAGATTTGAAGAAAGGGTTAGAGGAATCTTTTACTGCACCCCCCATCTCAGATTGTGCCTTACATAATGCTTCTGCAAGGGCTTTTATTGACTCACTTGATTTCATATTATTACCTCCTATGGAAGTAACAATATACTCTATTGATGTTTATCTATCAACAGAAATGTTTAGTATTTCCAAACAACTGGCGTAGTCTCACGGATGTCTACATGAATAAATGTCTTAGCAACACCGATACCAGTAAATCCTAATCGCATAGCTTCTTTGATGATAATATGACGTTGTGCGCCACCAGATACATATATATCACAGGCAATTCCCTGGGCATGAGTACCTGGCTTTGCTTTCTTAGCCTCTATACTATGGGATGGACTTCTGTATCCACTAGTAATCTTAAACGGAAATCCACAGGCTTCACGCAACTGGTCTAACTTGTAGATGAACTCTGCTGACATCTCGTTCTCGCCAGTCTCCTGACAGTCAAATTCCTTTACAGTAAAATACTTATATCTCATTTTTTTAGATTCGCTAGTTTGCTAACACCTTTAATACCAAAGCTACTAGAAATAGCTATGAACAATAAATACTGATACCACTCAGGTAACTGTGCAAGAGCCTGGAAGCCATCCTCAACACGAAGCACAATGTCAGGATCTCCTACAACTATGGAATAGCCAATCATGAAAATAGGAATAGACAAAACTATAGTCCAAAATTCGTCACGCCAGCTATTTTGCGTAGCATCAACAGCTTTAGATTCCCAGTCCGCATCGTTTTTAATCATCTGCATCTTGGCTTTGTGTTTAGCCTGTTTTTCTTCTGCTTTGTTCTTCATGTAGCCACCTGCTAACTTGGCTACTGGTGCAATTAAATTCATCCACATAAGTCTCTCCTATAATGGCATAGCAAGTGCATCGAGCGCACTCCAAATATCATCGTACTCAATCTTAGCCGTCTTCCAGTTTTCTTTTATCTCGTTAACATCATCTACTACTAATTCAGCTTTTGCAACTATGGCTCGCATAGCCTCTATCTCTTTCTCTAGTTTATTTACGCTTGTAGTGATTTCTAACAGCTTTTCTTGCTGACTTGATATAGTTGCTAGGTTTGTACCTAAAGTAGCTAATTTCGCGCTTAAATGGCTAATATCGTTGTCTTTAAGCTGTTGTTCTATAAGCTGTATGGATTCGTGTAAAGGTGCTACGTCAGGAACGCTAACAGCTTCTACTGCTTCCAGTCTTCCGTACAGGCTTGATGCAGTCCAGACTCCTGTACCGATGGTAGATCCGATTGCCAAAACCACTGCAATCCAGGCTCCCTTAAATGTCTGACCGCCTATCTTTAACTCGCTGTCTTCAATCATTATTCGCATTCCATCTCAAAGAAACAATCATAACCCATAGCAACAGGGCTTGTTCTGTAAAATTCAGTCTCTGTTCCTAGTGCAAGAATATCTGCCTCGCTGTAGTACATATCTAATCCAAAGTCATTGCCACCGTTAAGAGTAACAATAGTTAGATTCCTTGTCATGCTATAACCCATAGAAACCCACTGTGCATTAGAGTCGTAAAATATGCTGACCGTATCTGCTGTGCTGTTGTTATCTTCTATAGACTGCTGTAGGTAGGTTGCTGCTTCGCTGTTAGCTACGGCTAGGTAGGCTGATGCTTCGTTAGCTGATGTCTCGATCTGATCGACACTAGTATTGTATGTGTCCACATCTTCCTGTGTGATAGTTAGCATCTGTTGATTTTCTACTACAAAAGTTTGTACTTCTTCTTCTTGTTGGGGGGTGCTTGCAGTTTCAGCTTTTTCTGCTACTTGTTGTACTGATACTAGGTCGATAGTTACATCAACAAATGTACTAATGGCTGTGTCCATATCGGCAAGCGAATCCATAGCCATATCATTTAAGATTTCGCGCACATCGCCATAAGGTTGGTAGGTAGACATATTAGACAATGCAGAGTTATAGGCATCAACCTGCTCTGCTGATATATGAGCCGTACTAGATAGCGTACCATCTGACAAACCGCCACCAGTATTTGCGTATTCTGTAGCCGCCCCTACTAGCTTTATGCCAGTTGTAATCTGATCGACTATTGCCGAACTGCTGTCAATCAGGTTGTCCAGTTCGTTGCTTTGAACTGCGGAACTTATCGCTAATAGAAATGTAATCTTCTTCCACATCTTTGCTCACCTTGCCAATTTGGAGTATGCCGTCATAGTAATCTCGGCTTTCCTTGTAATCAGGAATGTATAGTTCTGGGTTCTGCTTTATCAGCATAAGCCCCCTTTTCCCCGCTACTAGTCTCCCATTACTAATAAACGGGCATGGTGAACCCGCTAAAAGCATTGATTTGTAAACTTCTGTTGAGTTGCACAACATAGACACTGCCGCCACCTTTAACCCTAGCGCAGATAACATTCTTGAATATTTTAACCTTGTACAGTCTACATCTAAGGTGTAACCGCCTGAGCTAAAGCCGATAGCAACTGTCTGCACTGAACCTGCTGTCCCTTTAAGGCAGGTATCAGAACCGTTAGACATAAAGGTTGGGCTGATTGCAGAGCCAACTGGAATCTCACTGGATGAACCTGCGCCATTGTAGGTGTTGCTTGTTGATGTATCGCTAGTAGTGTTGTGCGAGTTTGCCACACTTCCACTGCCATGATAGTTATTAAGACTACCCTCTTGGTTATTAGCCATAGCTACTGAGGCAAATAGCCATAGGATAGCTATTCGTATCATTCTGCTAATCGCTCAAGCGTTTCTCTTATGTGACGTATATTTTCATCAATTCTAGCTAAAGAAACTTGCTGTCCTTGTACGCTTGATTCAAGTGCAGAAATTCTGGCATCGTTTTTAGCTACATCTTGCTCGTTTTCTAGTGTCTTTAATTCAACAGCAGTAACGCTTTTAGTTGCAGTGTAAAAAGTAATCAGCACTAAAACCAACAAGGACAAAGGTACGCTTTTATTCAGATGCCAGTTTTCCATAATTAACTCTCTTCTAGGCTCTCTTTAATTGAGTTAGCGTATGCGTTAATCAAGACATTTAATTCTTGCGCTTGCATATCTAACTGATTCAGTTGTCCCCTTAGAGATTCTATACGTTGCACTTGTACAATTTGTGCTTCGTTTAGATCATCTTCTGTATATGTTTTATCATCTATGGTTATCATGTTCGCTCCTAAGCAATTACGCCACAAGCAATCTTGTTGGCTACACCTTGTGCAACTTCACCAACACGAACTAAAGTCGCATCAGCATCATAGTTACCATCAGCATCATAGCAAACATTCACAGATCGCTCATGTGTTTTATCTGTATCTGAACAAGTAAAGCGCACATTTACATCTTTGCAATCTACTTCTTCTGATATAGTTTCGCCTTCATTATCTGGATTAGGCATTGTGTTTGTGCGAGTTCCAGTAAACTCTTCTAACAGTTCGTATGTTACTGACATTTCATAAACCTCTAGTTGTTTTCTAAGTTTTCGATACGTTGTTCTAACTCTTCTATCTTAGCTAATGCTTCTTGCAAAGCCGCAGTAAGTAGAGGGGTTAGTTTGGATTGGTCAACAGCTTGATACTCAGGATTGCCATCTTCATCAAGTCCGTCTTTCTCACCGACCACTGCTTCTGGGATATGCTCTTGTAATTCATGAGCAAGGAAACCATCAACAGTTCTGTCTGGGTCTTCTATAAAGTTAAAGCTCTTAACAGGTATTAACTTTAGTTTCTCTGATGCGCCCTCTAAAGGCACTACGTTTTCTTTTAAACGGTAATCAGATGATGTGCCATAGACCATGCTATTACCAGAATGATAAATCAATCCGAAGTTAGAAGTGTCTGTGCTGTTTCTAAAGTACATAAAGGTGTGACCATACTGACCACTTGCCAACAACTTAGCTTTAGTACCTGCTGTTAATAGTAACTCTTCATTAACAGTTACATTACTGTTGTTAACCTCAAACCTTTCTGTACCACCTGTAACAACTCTCCACTGGTCTGCCGCATGGAATTGCATATAAGTGTCTGAATCACCCTCATGGATAATCTGGTCAACACCTATAATGTCATTGTTGTTCATGTCTAGCTGACTGTTTGCACTTCTACGCATTAAGGCAGATTCGTGAACACCATCTACTGTATCAGCATCTAACCCTGAACCAGAGCCATCGTTGCTTGATGTCCACGCACCCATTGATGCTGCTACCGCAGCAGGTGTTGTCCTAACCAGTTGATTAGTCGTTGGATACATCGAAACAAGAACTGTCGGAGTATTGCTGGACAGCCCTGATGAAAGTATGATCTCTCTAGCGGCTATATCACCGTTGGCTGTTCTTATGGGGATTGTGTTCGCTGTTGGGGCAGAGGCTGTTTGATATCCATCTAACAGATCAGCATCTAACCCTGAGCCAGAGCCATCGCTCGCCGCAGTCCATATTTTATTCCAGCCTTGCTCAGTTCCACTTTGGGTTCTTCGGACATAAAATTCAGAAGCAGACCAGAAGCTATGCGCTAGTTGGAAAGAGTATTCGTCAGAATTGCCCCACGAGTTGCCACGGCAAGTAATCCAGTTATACCACGCTGCTGTCGGAGCGTTAGTCGCCGCAGAGTAAAAGTGAAATCCTGATACGTTGTTGTGAAAAGTAGAAGTTGAGCTAGACTTAAGTGTACCATCCCCGTAAACAATTCTTGAAGCCTGTATTCCATCGACAGTATCTGCATCTAAACCAGAACCACTCCCGTCATTTCCTGCGTGCCAAGCTGTGTTGCCATTTATATTGAAACCGTTACTAACATAACTTGTTTCCCATGACGAAATAAGAGCACGAACTGTGCTGTTTTCCCTACGCAAACGCATATCAGGATAGCCGTTACTACCTACCCAAAAACCAGAGGAGTTATCATTGCCTACAGAATGAGTCGTAAACTCGAAAGGCCAAGTAGAAGAACGAACACTAGTTAAATCAATAGCATTATCATTGATATTACCTAGATTCATGTTTATCACATGGCTATTAATTTGTAAGTTACCAGTTAAGGTATCATCAGCATCACTTCTTAAGAAACTACTAGCTTGAACACCATCAACAGTATCAGCGTCTAGACCTGTACCGCTTCCATCATTACCTGAGTGCCAAAATGTACCTATAAACGTCCCAGAATTGTCTTCGAAACGCAGTTCCTGCCCACCAGAAGGCTTGCGAATAACAAGCCCTTGACCCGTTTGTTTATAAAAACGTCCACCACCGTTGAAAGTTATGCCTTCATTATCGTCTTGAAATGTAACATTTCCAGTCAACGTACCGCCTGATAAAGGTAGGTAGCTGTGGACGTGACTTGCCGCTGCATAGTAAGAACCCTGCTGTCCATCTAACAGATCAGCATCTAGACCTGTGCCAGAGCCATCGTTGCCTGAATGCCAAACGGTGTAGTCTGTTGCTGATGCTCCGATTCTATACTTTAAACCGTTAGCGTTTGGTGCGTTAAGGATTACATGGTCATCGCTGTCGTTTGATACACCAATGATTAATTCGTTGGCTTCTCCAGAAGTACCTGTCCCATAGGAATGAAACTGAATAAATCCAAAGTCAGATGTATGGTTAATGTTTGTTCCGTTTTTCTCAGACTCAAAGAATATAGAACTAATACCATAAGCATCACCTTTAAGAACTAGGTTGTCTGCACCTGTGTGGTATTGTGAGCTAGAAGCATAAGTTCCTCTAGTTTGTGAACCAGATATGGTTAGAGAGCCTGTAGTAGTGTCGTTAGTGTCGCTTCTTAAAAACGCACTTGCTTGAATACCATCTACAGTATCAGCATCTAAACCTGAGCCACTGCCGTCTACTGTTTTGATTGCAGTTAGTATTTCAGATGCTGTTTGATCTGCTGTCGCATTGGTTTCACCTGTGTATCCAAGATCACCTAATGTTAGTGTTCTTGTGCCCATAGATGTAATAACGCCATCAGTAACATATATGTTGTCTATGATGGTTGAACCACTGGTGTTAATGTCAGAGTCAGTACCAATGATTGTGTTGTATGTTCCAGATGCTTGAAAGGCAGAAGCGTGTTGTCCATCCAAAGTGTCAGCATCTAAACCAGAGCCAGAACCATCGTTGTTAGACCGCCAAGCAGTACCACCGTTTAGTGTTCCAATATTTGTTAGATTACGGCTAGAGTCTATTACTGTAGTAGACCCCATTTGTAGCGCACCAGAATTGATCTGTACGTTAGCACCATCAACAGTCAGCCTAGCCGCACTGCTTGTTCTAATTACTGGCTTGCCGCCCTGAACACCTATTTCTATGCTTGCAGTTGTATCTGTAAATCTAGCTAACGAGCCGCCTAGATTTGTTTGAAATAAAGCCGCTTCAAAGTTGTCAGTATGATATACATAAATACCATGTGCGTTTGGCGCGCCACCGACTCCAATGTTGCTGACGCGCGCGTTTCCATCAACAGTAAGCCCATCCATCGTGGCTGTGCCAGTAACGTCTATGCCTGTGGAGGTGGTGGCTAGTTTTTGTGCGTTGTTATGCCTAAGGTTTACTGCACCGTCAGCATATGCTTCAAACAGTGTTTCATCACCGTGTTTAAAAAACATTCCGTTGCCGTTGGTATCAAGCACAAGATTTCCAGAACCCGTATCTTTAATCCAACTGTTACCATCATGGTAAATCTGTAGGTCAGAACCTGAACCAAAGATAGCTTTGGAGTTATCGGTAAATGTGATATTGCCATAAGCAGTGTCAGAAGTATCACTACGCAAGAAGCTACTAGCTTGAATACCATCAACAGTATCTGCATCCAAGCCTGAGCCACTACCATCGTTTCCTGAATGGTATACCTTGTGCCACGACCCAGAATCCGTACTGTAGTTTAAAGTCCTTACGTAAAGATTACTCTGATCAATATCCCAAGCCTGCTGATACGCACGCGCGCCATCATAATCTAGGTGTAACAAAACTCCGTATTCATTGCTTTGACTGGCGGCGGGTCTACCTGTCGTGACGTTGTTCCAAGAGTATTTTGCCGACTGAGAACCCAAGCTATTCATATTAGCTATTTTGGCTGTCCCCATGTCTAATACTATGTCGCCTGCGTGATAACCATCTACAGTATCTGCGTCTAAACCTGAGCCAGAGCCGTCTACTGTTTTGATTTTCGTCAAAACATCTGATGCTGTATAAGAACTAGAAGCTAACTTAGCATCTAATGCAGATTGCAAGCCATCGACATTGCTAATGATGTGGTTGTGAGAATCATCGGCAACAGTAACATTAATGCTTGTAGTTCCTGAGCCGCTAACATCACCAGATAGTGTGATGGTTTGGTTTCCTGTTATATAGCGACCATCGAGATCAACTGTCAGATCAGATAGCGAGCCTGTTCTACCTGCTGTAAGGACACCTGTAGATGTAGAAAAAGCTAAGGAATCAACATAATCGTTGTCACCTGAGCCACCGCCCACCTCAACAATAGACTCGCTACCAGAGTCTTTTTTGATGTAGATTTTGCCATCGTAGGTGTTAACCGCTAGTTCACCTAGTGCTAGATCAGATGTAGATGGAACTGCGCCCTGCGTAGCAGAACGCTTTAGTTTTATCGTTTGCGCCATTTGGCTCTCCTAAGCTATGCGTATATACGCAGGAGTTTATTTAGATTTAGAACGTGCCGCCATCCAATGTACCAGTAAAGCTACTTGCAAAGTTTCCTGCTGTAAGTATTTTACTAGTAGTTGCTGCATCATTTAACGCCCAATAGTCTGCGCTTTCATCCCAGAACAAAGATACGTTAGTTGATGTGCCGCGCTCAACTTCGATACCGCCATCTTGAGATGGTGTTCCTGATTCATCGCTGTTAAGGACAATGATGTTATCGCCAACATTAACAGTATTAGAGTTAACAGTTGTAGTAGTACCTGAGACAGTTAAGTTGCCATCAATAGTAATAGTTCCACTGCTATCGCCAATCGTTGTGTTGGTTAGCTGTGCGAGTCTAGTGTTTAGATTTCCTGCGCTGACATCATCGTTAGTATCTGTTGAACTAATTGTGCCATCACCTGCAATAGCAATGTTAGTTCCTGCCGTTAATGCGGCTACTACGTTAGTTGTGTCTGTAACATCTGCACTAGCTTCAATGCCATCTAACTTTGATTTCAAAGCGTTAGTAAAATTGTTTTGTGTTAATCCACCATCGCCAACAGTATAAGTTGTATCTGTCCAAGCTACGTTAACAACCAAGTTATCAGAGCCGTCTTTTTGTACCTTATAGGTCTTGCCAGCAGTAGTGCTAAGGCTGTTAGCAGCTACACTTTGTGCTGTGCTTGGAATGTTCTTGTTCGCGGCTTTAGTTGCGCTATCAATAAGGTCAGTATAGTAAGTACCGCCAATAGTAATAGTCCCTGTAGAGCCGTCTGGATGCCCAATAAATAACTTATCACTGTTAGATGAATAAGCTAATTCACCTGCTGATAGTGAGCTTGGCGTAGCTGTACTGGTACTACGCTTGATCTTGATTGTTTGTGCCATTGATAGTCCTCAATACTTAAAAGCTACCTGCATCCAGAGTATCTGAATCAGTTGTCTCATCGCCTAATATAACTGATACCCACTGAAATACATTCGCGCTAGTTTCACGATACATCTTTAGTTGATTGTCATCTGTATCGTACCATAAATCACCCTCAGACACTTGCGAGCCTGTTGGTGCATCCGTTTGTCTAAAATCTTGCCCTGCTAATTGTTCTATCGCCCCCTGTACAGTTGTTGCTGTAACTGTGCCAGTAGGCGTTACTGTGACCACTGAACCGTCTAGCCGTGGAATAGCCGTTGAAACTACAACTTCTCTAGGCTGTGCTTCACGCTGTATAACAGTTTCATCTTTAGATACCGTTACATTATTTAGTATCGAAGTGACTGCAACGGTTATTGCCATTATCGTGTTACCTCCTGGGTAACAACTACCATTCCTTGCATAATTCTAGTTACAATTGCATCGCTCGCTGTATATATTTCTAGGTCATAAAAATATCTATCAGCATCTAATTCTTTAGTAACTGCATTTGCCATTTCCATTTTTATTACGCCATTGGTAGGCGTTTGTATAGTGCAGTTAAAAGATGCAGCAACCGTAGTGTCAGCTTTTAGCTTGCGTATCTGCGCTCTTGCAGAATACCCTGTCAAATCTTTTGCGCTTCCGTCTTCTGACAATGTAAACTCTACAGCAAAATCAGAACCTTGATCTATTGTTAAATTGTATGTTGCCGCAGCCATAATAATCTCTTAAATAATATAAAAAATAATTGCAAGTATTGTATCATTATTTGAATTGTGTCGCTTTCATAAACACAATCAAAATAAACATATCTCTTTAGCTAACACTGTCTAGCCAAGCAAACTTTTCCATTACTAACTCATCATCTTCATTTGGCATAAGTTGCTGCATGAACAAGGTGGCGATATCATCTCTAGTGCTTAGTGTTTCTTTAAGCGCAAAGATAATATCGTTAGCATCAACAATAGAATTGCAAGACTCAGTAATAGTGTCTGCACCTGATGTAGTTGTATAACCAATATCAATCAACTTATTAACTCCATTGTCCCAGTTAGTCTTACAAATTTAGGCGTTACAGTTGTATAAGTAGTTGGCGCATTTACTTGCAATCTAAAATCAGTTTTAGTGCTAGTAGATGTAAACATAAGATCAATATATTCATGCGCTTTAACTGTTGTGTAGCCTGGCGAATATATGCTTATCTGCTCTTTACTCACCATGCTGTACCATATACCTGCTGAAAGCCATCTAAACGGGTGATAGTATAAAGTTTCACCAGTTTGAAATGGTGGTGAGCTGTGTGACATAGAGATGTAAGTTCTATCGTTAGCATCATCATAATAAAGACCAGTTATGACGGCAGCATCAGTACCGCTAGAATTGTCTGCTACTGAACCTACATAGTCCATTGAACCCGTATGATCGCCTGACAGGTAAATTGTAGAAGCTAGTGAGCTACTTTGCGATACTGTAACACCGCCTGATGCACCAATTTGATCCGCGCTACCGCCCTTGCTTTTGATTTGTATGTTAGCAGAAATTAGTTGCACTCTATTAGTGCTTGTTCCATTACCAACTGTGTAATCAAATCTCAAACTGATTTTTGGCTTCTTAGATACTAGTTCAGGAGCGTGTAGAGTAAACACTGGAGAGTTATGCGCTGTAGTAGTTAGCGTTTGATTCTCATAAATCATTATGGGATAAACTTCGCTCACATCACCAGTTAGCTTGTTAACAGCAATGGTATCTGCCGCAATCTGTGCGCCTGTAATTGTACTAGCCGCTATTTCTGTTGCAGTGATTGTGCCTGACACTATCTCTGTCGCTGTAACAGCGTCAGCCGCTATAGAATCCTGATTTACTGCATCAGTAGCAATAAGAGCATTAGTAACCGCATCATTTACAATTTTAGCCGTAGTTATAGATGCCGCGCTTATTTGTGTTGTGCCCACACCGCCATTTTTAATAATAAGGTTTCCACTGCCGTCAGTGTCTAAGGTTACACCGTCAATCTGTAGCCTATCGGCACTAAGATCACCTGCTGTAATGTTATCAGCATCAAGATTAGTCACTGTGATACTTGAGGCATCTATTGTCCCTGCTGTTATTTTTCCAGCAGATAGAGAATCAATCTTAGCGTCAGTAATTGCTGCATCAGCAATGTTAGCTGTAGCGATTGTTCCATCAATAATCAGATCGCCAGTTAACAGATTATTATCTTGCACCCATGCAGATGTTGATGTGCTATAACTCCAAGCGTGTGTTGAATGCGGAGTTGTAGATGTATCCTTAGTAATTACTATGTCTTTTTCTTTCGGATCACGACCAGCCGCAGTACTAAATTCATCAGTTGTTGGCGCGTTTGAATCGGCTTTTTCTATTCTGTATAGACTTGGCACTTTGGGCTGGTAGTCTGATGATGTTGTTACATTTGCAGATGCAGCTGTACTTCTAACACCACGTTCATTAATTGCCTTAACCGTGATTGTATAGATTTTGCTTGCGGCAACAGGGGAAACAACAAATGGACTAGCTAAGGTAGTCTGCTTGTAAATTGGGCTAGTGTCAGTTACGTTTTGCCATGTTATTTCATATCTATCTGTATAAGCATCTTCTGGGTTTGTCCAGCTCACGCCTACTGCTGGCGTAATAGAACCGTCATCGTGTACATCGCTAAATGCATCAAGGGTTAGATTAGTCACTGGTTCTGCGGTTCTGCCATTATATAACGCAACTTCACCACCAGTCGTAAAGTCTAATTCATCGCTTGTTTGCCAGTCATAAGCATCACTAGCATTTTCTACCGCCTCAATACTTACAGACAAACCTTGCGCTTCATCAGGAATTAAATTGAAGCTAACAACTTCAAATACTTTATTTGTGTAGCCTAATCTACTATTAGACAACCTTATGTTATCACCAACTTTAATTTTCAAACCAGTTAGGTTTAATGTCATTTGCACTGTAGCTTGCAGTCGTGACTTTAACATTGTTAACCTGGCAATTCTTTGCGCTCTGATATTGTCAGTTGTCATCGGCAACGTCATATCAAGATAAACAGTCTCACCGTCATCTGTCGCGTAAGCACTGCTTACTTGTGCAGGGTAGTCGGTAGGCGTGTAGTTATCTTCTGATGCAACAAAAGTTCCTTTTACAGCGTTATACAGGTTTCTTCTACTTTGCCTTGTTGCAACTACTAAGGGAGCAGTTAGCATAGTTTCATTTATGTCTAAGCTAGGCGTTCTATACTCATATGCATTAAGTACATACTTACCACCAACTAATGTTAATGTACCAATCATTGTAATTAGTATATCTTCAATGTTAGCCTTTATTGTTTTAGACGTATCGAGTACACCATCACAAGTGTATCGTTTTTGCGTACCACCACCAGCTAAGTTAACATCTTCATCACACACATCAGCAGCATTAACAAATGACTGGATGTCAATGTTACTAGTGCTTTCGCCAAGACCGTATTTTTCATCTCTGATGTAGTCTAACAGTATTAAAGCAGGGTTTGTTGTGTAGCCTAATTCATGCCATGCGCCATTAGGTCTATGCCCTGAACCAATACTAGAATCATAGTACGGGCTAAATTCGTTTTGTCTTGGGTCGTATACTCTATTGCCTTCTACAACACAGGTAATGTTTGGAACACCTTGCGTATAAACTTCTGGGTCATATCGCAACCTAACTACTATAGCCGCGTTTCCATTCATTTTATGATTAGATGTATAGCCAGTTATGCCATTGGCTGCTAGGCTTGAAGTTGTATTATTGTCAGCACCAACAATAAATTCTAATGATGCGAGCGGCTGTGCTGTTGGGTCACTTGGGTTTGTATGGTAAATACCCTGATAGTTTGGGGTTGCATCTGCATCCCATACCTTATCATCATTAAGATAAACTTCTTTAAATGCATTAACTCTATGCCCAGCAATAGCCATAACAAGAGTTAGATACTCATTGTTATCGCCACTTGAACCCATCATTACAAGTGTGCCGCCAACACGGGTTTTGCCATATATTAGCTTTTTAGGGGATATAGAGCTTCGTATATTTTCCGTAAGACCAGCTATATTCTGCGCGTCAGGCTTAGGCATTAATGCACGGGATACAGCAGATAGACCAACACCTAAAGCAAACGCTTGAAAAGCCGCAGTCCACCCAATTGCGAATGTTCCAGCCGCAATCATTGTACTACCAACTGTCGATAAACCTGCTACTATTGAGATTGCCATTTATTTACCTATATACTTAGAATATATGCGCTCAATAAAATTGAAGCCTGTTTTTACTAACAATTTGTCAAAAGGCAGATGTACCTTTGTATTGATGTTTAACAAAGATACGTTGTTTTCTATGCACCATTTTTCAGCGTATTTTAACAGTTTGTATCCAGTTGCACCTTTTCTAGCTTCTGGCGTTACAAATATAATATCGCAAACTGCAAAGATATGATCTTTATAGTGCAATGAATTATTTACTACTAAAATAAAATACCCAACTAAAACCCCATTATCCCTAGCTGTGAATATCTTTAAAATACCAGATGCATCTAGTGTAGCGTACTGCTCCCAGTCTGGGTTTAGCTTTATAGCTCCTTTGTTTAAAGCAACTAACTCCCAATGCTTTTTAATCAAAGGCAGTATATCTTGTTTTACACTAGGCAAGCATTCAAGTGCATATTTCATTTAACCTGCTCTTCCCCACACTATTTCTTTGTCTTGTAGTGTAGTAACAAACTCGAAGCCATCATCATTAGGATAGTCTATTTTTTGGTCTGCGTCTGTATAGCGTCTTTCTCTGGAGCGTTCCAATTGCAGTAATTTATTTTCGAGTGTGAGGATTATTTCTGAGTAATCTGCACCCTCGTTAATAGTCATAACATCCATAAACCCGCTAAACATAGTTACTGGACTGCTAATTAC